GTCCGGCACTGATCGTCCCGTTACTATTGTTGGCGTTCGCCCCGGTTACGGCAAGTATGCTGTTGCTACCGGTGTCCTGACTCGCAGCAAGAACATTTCTTTCTCTCTGGTTGCCGAGCAAGATCGCGTCTATACTGCTTAAAGTAACGCAAGCCTCTTGGTAACTCTTGAGGCTATCCTATGCATGGGAAGGGACTAAATAATGGTAGTCCCTTCCCTTCTTTGTTTTGGTGATTGAATCCTTCCTATGGCAAAAGTAACCTTTGACGGTGATACAAAAATCATATCTGTCCTACCGACAGCCGCTACGCTTGATCTGAGAACCGATCTCTATTCTGCATGGGTTGATTGGGTTGTCTTGGGAGATAATCTGAAATACCTACCAGCAATGCGAGTGACTGGTCTTGACCCTATGGGTGGTGGTAAATTCACAGGAGACATTTACTTCCTGATGAATGGATGGAAGCTGACAATTGACTTCACCTTGACTCGGGTGAATGGGGTTCTTCTGTCTGATGATTTTGATACCCCGTATTATACATCGGCACTGGTTCCTCAGTATGCTGCTAACGTATCCAACCTTGTGAACACAACCCCATCTGCCGGTTCTTTGTTCACTGTGAATGACATCTGGGACTTTCTATTGACCAATGCAACTCCCGGAACTGCCGGTGATAAGCTGCGTCAGGCACTGACTACTGGAAACTTCTTGGCTCTTAAATGATCCTTTTGCTTGGCTACGCCAAGATGCCCTTGCGGGCATGTTTCCCTGTAATTACTGTTATATCAGTATATAATTATATTCTTTATTTAATATATACATATTAATTATATTTTAATATTATATATATAGTAAATTATTTACTTTTTGGCTTAAAGGGAACCGACACGGTTATTGTATCACACTTTTTTGACCTGTCAATAGGTGTTTACCCTAAGTCACCTCTGACGTTCGTTTGTATGGTATCATTGCATCACTATGCTTTGGCTTGACGAAAAATTCATTCACATCATCTCTGGTCGCCTGTCCCTTTTCAAGAAGGTCAGACAGAACTCCTATGTGTTCCGTTGCCCACTCTGTGGTGACTCCAAGAAGAACCCATATAAGACCCGTGGTGGTCTGTATGTCCCACCGGGTGCAGACTGCTACAACATGGGATGCTTCAACTGTGGAGCATCCATGAAGTTTTCATCGTTCCTTGAAACCCAAGATAAGTCATTGTATGATGAGTATCGCTTGGAAACATTCAAGGAAAAGTTCGGTGGTTCAACATTCATACCAACCAAGACAGCCCAACCAAAAACAGAAACTGCATCACCAAAGGTCAAGAAGTTTGATATGACATCGTTGACTCGTCTGGACATGATGGATTCATCTCACCCTGCCATGGACTACATTCGGTCAAGGATGATACCCAAGAGCCAGTGGAATCGACTTTTCTACTGTCCTCAGTATGTCAAGTGGGTATCTGCTTACAACGAAAAGAAGTTTGATCCAAAGATCGAGCATCCTCGACTGATCATTCCATTCTTTGACCGTTATGGTAATGTCACGCGAGTTGCCGCCAGAGCATTTGGTAATGAAGCTAACAGATACCTCTATACCGTCTCAGACCGCAATTCCACCCGATTGTATGGACTGGACAGTATCGACGCCCAGAAGCCTGTTTACGTCCTTGAGGGGCCATTGGACAGCCTGTTCATCCCAAATGCAATTGCTGTTGGGATGGCATCATACACCGATCATGAACTGACAACCATTCAGGATAAGATATTTGTCCCTGATAATGAACCAAGGAACCGGCAGGTATGCGAGGGCATCTACAAGATGGTCAGGGCTGGGGAAAAGGTCTGCATCTGGCAGAAGGATACCCCCAAGGACATCAACCAGATCATTCAGTCCGGTATGTCGGTTGATGACCTGATGCGACTGATCAATGATTCCACATATCGGGGTCTGGAAGCAGAGTTGAAATACAAAGAATGGATACGGTTCTGAAATGTCAGCAACAATCATCGAGCATAGTTTCACAGTTGGAAACCGACATCGCAGCGTTTTACTTCAGGGTCGGCAGGAAATCATCACATTGCTGATTCCAAAGGCCGAATATCAGGAATCTGATAGGGGTCTGATGTTCAGTCGCAGAGGGTCATCTGTTCTATGCACCTACAAGGGCATTAAAACCGTTCCAGAGCGATTCAAATCTTTGGTTGATACCTCGGTAGCCAAGTATGTTCCTGAAGGCTCCTATCATGCGCCATTCATTCCTGAATGGTTTGCTTACGGAAAACAGGCAACATTGCTGATGTCAAAAAGGAATTGTGCTGTGGTGAGTGAGTTCAGGGGTGACTTGTTTGATCTGTTGGGTCAAGAGAGAGCACTGAACCGCCCCAACAAGCATATCTTTGAAGTCGTTGATGGGGAGTTCTACCTTGCTAAATAATCCCCCAACAGAATTTGCGTTTGCTATCATTTTTGCCGTTCATTATGTGGTATACTTCGGAGTATCGGAATATATCACGATGATCTGGTTGTCAATGATGGACAACAAGGATAGGTATGACAGACCACCAAAGTCCCCATGGCTGGTTGTCAATTCTGGAATCGAATCAATTTATCAAATAGAAGAAGGCCACCAAGAATGAATAAGAAGGACATTATTGTCGTTAAGCGGGATGGGTCGCGCGTTCCATACGATGTGACTAAGATTAAGGCATCAATTGCATTTGCCACAGAAGGAACCGGGGTGAGTCCACTTCAGCTTGAGTCTACATTGGATCAGGTTGTTCGCAGCGGCATGAAGACTTCTGAGATTCAGGATAACATCATCCAACATGCCCTTCAACTATCCACAAAACAGGAACCTCGATGGATTAATGTTGCTGGTCGCGCATTGGCAATGCAGCAATGGGGAAACTACAAACTCAGAAACAAAACATTCAGCGAGATTGTTCACTATAACTTCAAAAAGGGCGAATATCCCAAGGAACTTATTTCCACATATACATCTGAGCAGCTTGACATCTTGGGTGATGTCATTGATCATAAGCGCGACTTGGAGCATTCGCATGCATCATTGGTAACTGCTCAGAAAAAATACTTGGGTAAACATGAACTGAATCAGCATATGCACATGGTCAGTGCCATGCGGTTCGGTCAGTTGGCGCAAGAAGATTGTCGCATGAATTATGTAACATCTTTGTATAACGATCTGAGTCAGCGCAAGATTAGTTTAGCCACCCCTTTTATGTCCAATCTCCGAAAGGGTGGTAATGTTTCATCGTGCTTTACTCTGGCTATTGAAGATGACTTGGATTCCATCTACGATAATGTGAAACGAATTGCTCAGATTAGCAAAAATGGGGGTGGTATTGGCGTTTTCTTGGGATATATTCGCGCCCGTGGGTCTGATGTTGCTGGCAATAAGAATGCTGCTGGGCCGGTTCTGCAGTGGATTAAAGTAATTAATGATACATTGGTTGCTGTAAATCAAGGCGGCAAACGCGCAGGGGCTGGCACTGTTGCCCTTCCCATCTGGCATAATGATGTGCTTGATTTTTTTGAGATGCAATTGGAACATGGCGATCCTCGACTGAAATCGTATGATGTGTTTCCTCAATTGGTGATGCATGATTCCTTTATGATTCGTGATTTGGAGCAGCGACCTTGGGTTACATTCTGTCCATACGAGGTCAAGAATGTGCTTGGTATTGATGTTCGTGGTTTGTATGGTTCGGCCTTTGAGGATGCATATCAAAAGATTGAGGCTGCATTTGAAGCAGGTAAGTTGCGTGTTGCTAAGAAATATGACAACGCTCGCGACCTGATGAAAAAGGCAATGGTGCCTATGTTTGAAACTGGAATGCCTTATGTTGCGTTTATTGACACGATCAATGAGGCAAACCCAAATCGGGATGACCCTGAGACATATGGCATCCTGAACGTGAACCTTTGCGTTGAATCGTATTCCAATACGAAGCCGGATGTCTATGCTCACGTATGCAATCTCTGCTCCATTAACCTATCCAACATCAAGGATATGGATGAATTGGCTCGTGTATCTCGTCAGGCATGTCGCATGCTTGAATATGGGATTGAATTGACCAACGACCCAACCGCAATCACCAAGGCTCATAACCAACGCTTCCGCACCATTGGAATTGGCATCATGGGACTTCATGATTACTTGGTCAAAAACAAGCTGACATACAAAGATTTGGATGTAATTTCGGAAATCGCTGAATGTATTGAGTATAATGCTGTTCTAGAGTCCATTGAATTGGCAAAACAATATGGTTCTTTCTTGGCATTTGAGCACTCTCAGTGGAAAACTGGTGAGATGACTGCTCGATTTAAGAAGGATGGTTGTGGCAAGTATGATTGGGATTATGCTCAGACTCTGATTGACCGGCATGGCATGCGACATTCTCAGTTGACATCTCCGGCCCCAACTACATCCACTTCTGTCTATCAGGATTGCTCATCCAGTTTCCTCCCTGTATTTGATACATTCTTTGTTGAAGAAAACAGCAACGGAAAACAGATTACCGCTGCTAAGTTTTTGGCAAAATATCCATTGGGATATACCAAGACCCTGCCAAAATTCAAGGCTAAGGAAATCATTGATGTCGCCAGTCGATTGCAGAAGCATATTGATACTGGAATCAGTATGGAATTGATGTTTGATCACAATGATCCTGAGTTTACGGCCAAGACCGTATGGGATACAATTCATTATGCGCATCAGAAGAAGTGCAAGGCCATCTATTATATTCGCCACATCAAGAAAAATGAACTGGCTGTAAAGGAGGAAGCTTCCTGCGAATCCTGCGCATCCTGAACAAGATAATTGAGTGAATCTGGGTGATAAGTAAATCCCCGGATTCTTTGCAAGACTAAAAATGAACCTACAAAAAAGAAAACTTTTCAATGCTTCTGGCGACGACTCTCTAGAGTCTCGAATGCTTATTGGCGGGAACCCAACAGGCATTGCCAACCTTAACTCAGTGAAGTATACATGGGCGTCTGACTTGTATAACATCATGTTGAATAACCATTGGATTCCTCAGAAGGTATCATTGGTTGAGGACAAGACAACCATCAAGAATCTGACCGATGACGAGATGGAGGCATTCAAGGATACTTTGTCTTTCCTGATCGCATTGGATTCAATGCAGACTGCCAACCTACCAAACTTGGCAGATTACATCACCGCCCCTGAAATAAGTCAGATTTTTACTCTGCAAGGATTTCAGGAGATGATCCATTCGCAGTCGTATCAGTATCTGCTACAGGAACTGTTCCCATCAACAGAACGGGATGCTATCTACAATCGCTGGCGAGACAATCCGCTTTTGTTGGAGCGAAATCAGTTCATTGCCAATCAGTATGAGAAATTCAATCAGGATGCAACTCTGGAGAATTTCAAGCATGCATTGGCCGGGGATATGGCTCTGGAGGGCATCTATTTCTATCAGGGATTCAACTACTTCTATATGCTGGCTGCGCGTAACAAGTGTGCTCGGGTTGCGGCAATGATCAAGTATATTGAGAATGACGAATCAACTCATGTCAGTTTTATGGTCAACCTGATTCGTGAAGTATTTGATCGCAGCACAACAGACCAAGAGATTCTATTCAATTCCCTGAAGACAGCTTCTGAGCATGAGATTCGATATGGCAAGGCTGTTTATGGAAATCGCATATTAGGTATCTCTGAAGAATCGACTGAGCAGTATGTCAAATGGCTGACCAATCGGAGATGTAAGGCTCTGCGGATTGACCAATGCTATCCCGGCGTGACCAATAATCCATATGAGTATCTTAACGGAAGCGTCAAGGGCAATTTCTTTGAAACCAGCGTGACTGAGTATTCGCAATCATCTGCCGTTGGTGGATGGGATTCATTCTGATATAAGCAAGGAAACATAATGGACGTTATTGTCTGGTCAAAAGATGCCTGCAATTATTGCACAATGGCAAAGCAATTGCTTGACTCCCGAAGCATTCCGTATGAAGAACGGAAAATTGGCTATGGATACAGCAGGGATGACTTGCTGGCAATCATCCCAACGGCCAAGACCATGCCTCAGATCATCATCAATGGTGATCCCATTGGCGGATATACAGAACTCAAGGAAATCTTGGGCTAAATTACAACCAACCCATGATTTTTGTGGTAGAATCTGGGTTTCTTTCCAACCACCACTAACCGGAGACTTTAGATGGGCAGCGCCCGTATTGATATTCAAAATGGAACTTGGTCGGCACCTCGTAACCATCAGACCCGAAACCGAAAGGCTGAAATGGATGAGCATGATGGTCGCTACCCAAGCGATACATACAATCGCAAAGACAAGTATCGATCATGGAAGAAGATTCCAACCCGAGAGGATGAGGGTTGGGATGACATTGATGATGAATACCCACGATGACATCTCTGGAAGACCTACAGGCCGCATGGAAGGTCGATGCAACCATTGACCATATGCATCTGGATACGGCATCCATCAGGACCGCCAATCTGCACCAGAAGTATCTGGATATCATGACCGAATACAAGATTCGGATCTTTTCCTTGGAAAAGAAGTTCTTGGAGATGAAGGGGGTTCGCTCCCGTTACTTCAGTGGACAGATGACCAAGGCAGAACTTGAACAGAACGGGTGGGAACAGTATCCATATAAGACCCCATTGAAGTCCGAACTGGAAAGGCTCTTGGAGACCGATCCTATTCTGTTGGACTTAAAGGACAAAACGTCCTACTACACATTCTGTTTTGAATATGTAGAGGATGTCTTGAAGGCGCTGCGTGACAGGAACTATCAGATTCGCGCAGCAATTGATTTTATGAAATTTCAAGCAGGTAACTAAAGAATGTTGAATAAATTGAACCGTTGTTTTGAGATGCAGGACGCATTCAATGCTGCTGTGACTCCTCAATGGAAAAATGCTGGGTATAAGTGGCGACGAGCCATGTGGGTTGAAGCAGCCGAGGCTGCAGATTTCGTCCATTATAAATGGTGGAAGAATGTTGATGCTCCTGTTGACCGTCAGCAACTACTGATGGAACTGGTGGATATTTTCCACTTCTATATGAGTGACCTGATGGTTGGTCGGATTGCCTTCAAGGAACTCCCGGCGCATGTGGTTGCCAATTATGAGTATGCTGTTCGTCATACTCCCCAGCGTGAAAAGGCCGATGTGCTGCTGAACATTGACGAGTTTGTCAATGCAGCAACAGATCCAAACCTCCCCAGCATCAGCCGGGAATACATGCGAGTCTTGGTATCTGCCGGATTTACTCTGGCAGATGTGGTTGACTACTACATTGGCAAGAATGCGCTGAATCTTTTTCGACTGAACAACGGCTACAAGACCGGAAGTTATGTTAAACTGTGGGGAGGCGAAGAAGATAACAAGGTATTGGAGCGCATCTTGGCAACTGGCATCCGAGACTTTGATGCCATCTACAACCAACTCATCGCCGCTTACGAAACCACAATCACCAAAACCAACCCCTGAAAGAAAACTTAATCATGCAACTCTCCAAAGAAACTCTGGCTATCATCAAGAACTTTGCCAGCATCAACCAGAACCTCCTGATCAAACCAGGCAACATCCTCTATACCCTGTCTCCAACCAAGTGGATTTATGCTGAGGCCAAGATTGCTGAAACTTTTGATGACACATTTGGTATCTATGACCTGAATGAACTGCTGTCTATTCATTCGATCATGAACAATCCTGAACTGACATTTGATGGCAATACCCTCTATATCAGCGAAGACAAGTTGAAGGTTCGGTTCCAGTCGGCGGAGCACTCTGTCCTGATCTATCCAAAGAACCCCAATCACTTTCCAGCGGATGCTGAGGTGACGTTTGATCTTTCTTCTGGCATGCTTCAACAGATCATTCGCTCTGCATCCATTCTGAAGGCTCCTTTTGTATCTATTGTTGGCGACGGAACCAAGTTTGGTATCACTGTTACCGACAAGAACAACGTGAACGCCAACCAATTGCACATCGAAATCGGTCAGACCGAGCATGTGTTCTCGGTGAATCTGAAGGCTGAATTGTTCAAGATGATGCCCGATGATTATGAGTTTGCTCTGTCCAGCACTCGCAAGGCATGCAAGATTTCTGGAAATGACCGTCTGTATATGCTGGCATGGGAAACCGATTCCGCCTTCCAGAAGTGATCTTCTGCGCCTGAATGGGTTGGATTGTGTCCTTTTTATGATACAATCCAACTCTTCTATGTTTCCATCCCTTTATTGAATGATTTGTTATGGTTGAAAATTTGCTCTTGGTTGAAAAATACCGCCCACGTTCTGTCTCCGATTGCATCCTGCCTGCACGAATCAAGGACTCCATTCAGGATGCCATTGACTCCAATAACCTTCAGCATATGATTTTTCATGGGCCTGCCGGGGCAGGTAAGACCAGCCTAGCCAAGGCAATCTGTGGGGATATCTCAGGCGACATGCTGTATATCAATGCATCCAATGAGACTGGCATTGATGTGGTGCGAAACAAGGTATCCAACTTTGCATCCACCATGTCATTCGATGGTAACATGAAGGTTGTCTTGTTGGATGAATGTCTGTCCGAAGATGAGACTGTTCGTGTTGGACATACTGACCTGTGGAAACCTGTTGCTCTGAAAGAACTTGAGCTTGGTCAAGAGTACCCGATTGTGTCATTCAATGAATCAACGCAAGAATTTGAGAATGATACTGGCTCTATAATTTCCGATAAGGTGGATGATATGTATGAGGTGATGCTGGATAGCGGAAAAACTATCGTCTGCAACAAGAAGCACCCTTTTATGTGTCAGTCTCCAGATGGTTCAATTGTCCAGCGCACGATTGAAGAAGGTCTGGATGGTTACTTGGTGATTGTTGCCAATGATTGATGCAATTGCGGATCAATATCGACTGATTCATGCAAAGTCTCGTCAGTGGCCGAATCTGAGTAATTCGGTTCCGGTTGCTGCCATTCAGCATGAACAGACATGCGCTAAGAGTCACCTGACTGAATCCGATGGGTTGGATCAATGGGTCAGGCAGAGCGATGTTGATTATCCGATTCGCTCCAGAACCATATTCTCTATGGGGCTGGACTATCTTCTTAGCCGAGGTGTTCATACTGATTGGATGGAGCGTCAGCATGACCATCATCTGCAGCAATCGCATGCCTCAAATCTGACCGATATTGACAAGGATCATATCCAGAAGTTGATAATTGGTGGGATGGAATATGGACATGATTCTGACTCTGCCGACCTGACCAAGTTCTTGACTGATGCCTATAAGACTCGATCTAAGCCATCTTTGTTTGTCAGGAAGCACGTCAAGGATGTCAGTGTTCCTCCTGACCAGATTGACCTGACCAAGGTGGATTCTGCGCTGGGTAAGAATACATTTGCCGATGGATTTCATTCATTTCATGGTATTGGATTTCATCCCGGAAAGTTGGTTGGCAATTCAGATATGTTGCATCTGCCAGCATATACTTCCGGGTCAGTCAATCGAAATATTGCCCTGAAATATGCTAAACTATCTCCTGTTGATGGAGCGCACCATGTCATTCATATGGTGCATCCCAAGGACTCAACCGGAGTCTACATCGGAAATCAATCGTTCCATGATAACGAAGTTCTGCTACCCAGAAACTTGACCCTGAAGATTCACCCCCATGAATCTGCCCGCTATGATGTGAATGGTAAACCAGTTCATGTCTGGGTTGCTCACCGAATCCCTTTTACCGAAATCTAAACTCTTGAAAGTTCTCATGTCTTCTTATACATTATGCAAGGTAAAGTCAATTCTCCCTCTTGGTCGCGGCAGGGTCATTAACCTTACCGTCAACAAGAATCATACATTTGTCACTGGAAATGGCATTGTCACTCACAATTGTGACCGCCTTTCCTCGTCTGCTCAGGACTCTCTGAAGGCAACCATGGAGCAGTTTGCCGGTGCAACGACTCGGTTTATCATGACCAGCAATAACAAGCAGAAGATCATTGCTCCGATCATGTCAAGGTCTACCATGTATGACTTCACCATGACCACGGATGAGCGAAATGCCCTGATTCCTATTGCTTTCAAGAGAATCGCCACGATTCTGAAGGCAGAAAACATCGAATATGATCCCAAGTCGGTGGCATCTCTGGTTCAGAAGCACTATCCCGACATGCGGAAAACCTTGAATGAGATTCAACGATATTCCTCCAATGGAAAGATTGATGCGGGTATCTTGATTCAAGAGAACACCACCACAGATGAACTGATTGGTTTCCTGAAGAACAAAAAGTTTGGGGATGTTCGCAAGTGGCTGGCTCGTAACCCGGACTTGGATCATCAGTTGCTTTTGCGACACTTCTATGACAATCTGACGGAACTATTCACCCCTCAGACAATCCCAGAAGTCATCCTGATCCTGTCTCAGTATCAGTATTATGCATCTCGTGTGGTTGACCAAGAAATCAACACGATGGCATGTCTGATCGAAATGGTCAAGGGGTCAGAATGGAAGTAAACAACTTCATCCAGACGCAGTTGGTTCCCTTGGCAATCGTCAGTTCTTTTGAAGATGAGGAACGAACCATTATCCTGAGTGAGCCTGCTCTTCTGCACTGTGGAGAATGGATGATGGCCGAGGAATCTATATTGATTCCAAATCTGATGGCGGTTGATATTGGGATTGGTATGGACTTTGCCAAAATGACCGATGAAGATGTCAAGAACAACGTGGTAATCTCAATCATTTCCAAGATTCCCGAATCATTCTACAATTCTCAACCGACCGTGGTTCTGACCCAAGAATTGACTCGGATTATCTGCAACCAGATCACCACATTTTTTGATGATACCAACCTGAGCGTTCGTCTACACGACAAGTCATATGACATTCAGGCCACGCTGAAAGTTGCTCCATGGGACTTCAGGATTCGACATGGAATCAGCATTCGACCAATGGTTGATAATGATTACAACATGACATTTGAGGTATGTTGCGATGTTTGAAGATGCCAACTCAATCATCTATGTTGAGCCTGTTGATGATCGGCTGACCAAGAAGACTGGGGAGAAAATTTCCCCATTTGATTTTGTCAAGTCCATCACCGAGACTAAAGAAGACCTATTGACTGGCAATGAAAGCTCCTACAATCAGTTTATGATCAATAAGGCGCTTTCATTCATGCCAGATTGTGTCTTTCATGTGCATCAGCTATGCATGGCAGATGATATGCCTGATAGTGCCCATTACAACTATCTGATAAATACGATCAGCAGGAAAAAAAGATATGGTGGCTGGGCCAAGAAAGATACACTTC